TCGCGTCCGCCACATCGTCCAATCGTTCCGGCCAGAGAGCCGTGTATGTGTTCAGCGTGATGCTGGGTGAGGAGTGGCCGAGCTGCATCTGTAGGGTCTTCACGTCCGCGCCTTGAGCAATTGCAAAGCTCGCATAGCTATGCCTCAAACTATGGATGGTCACGCCCTCGTCCTCCATGCCGGCCAGTCGGACGGCCTTTCGCCAGACACGCGTCCGCCACGTGTTCGTCCACAGGTTCCCGCCTCTTGCCGCGCGGAACAGCCAGTCGTCGTCGCCCATGCCCTCCATCTGCCGTTCGATGGACGGTATGAGGAATCTGGGTATGGCGATGCTGCGCGGTTTGCCGTTCTTCGGCGTGCCCAGCACAAGCCTGCCTTTGCCGTCGTCGGTCCAAGTGCGGCGGATGCGCGCCCTGCGTGATTCCACATCCACGTCGCCGCATTTGAGTGCCAGCGTCTCGCCAATGCGGGCACCGGTGTATGCCTGCCAGCGGACGATCAGCCCGTCTACCGGCCGTCCTGCCCGTTCGGCCATGCCGGCCAGCAACTCCACCTCCTCGACGGTAAGGAACACCATGTCGTCATCGGATTGCGTGATGCGCGGCACGGTGACCTTTTCAATGGGGTTCTCTCCGATCCAGCCGTGCTCCAAAGCGAATTCCATGACACCGCCCATGACGACCTTGACGATGTTGCGGATGCTGCGTGGACTCAATGGCTTCGATTCGCGATCGTCCTGCAGTTCGGCGGGATACCCGCCTTCGGTGAGCTGCGTGACCCACTGTTGCAGTTCGTCGCGTTGGATTTCCCTCAGTGTGCGATCGCCCCACTTGGGGTTGATATAAACGCGCAATTCGCGGCGGTATCTGCCCAAAGTGCCCTGTTTGATATCCATCTTGCCGTCCGTCCATTCGGAGGCAACGTCCCGGAAGATGCGTAGTTCCTGCTGCGGGTCGCGGTATTTGCCGCGTCTGATGTCGTCCTCGATGGCCGCTGCGTATTCCTCCGCGTCACGGAGCTTGGCGAAGTTCCGTGATTTCTGGACGCGTTTGCCGTCTCGGAGCGTGTACCAGCGGCATCTCCACCGTGAACCTTGGCCGTACAGCGCGGACCGCCATTTGTCGGGCACATTGGCTTTCATCGGATCCTTCGCATTGGCCAGCGACTGTTTCGCGGCCCTGCTGGGCGGGTTGCCGTCCTCGTCGTTTTTGAGCCATCTGTCGTCTACGAACGCTCTGGCCATGGTCGTCTCTTTCCAAGGATCCGCGCTACACTGTGCGTGGAACCTCATTTTGGTGAAAACGGAAATGCTGATTGTTGGTTCCTTGGGTTCCGTCCGACTGTGTTCGGGCGGAACCCTTTTTGTTTCCCGTCGCGGTATGTGGACGCTGAGCTTCTTTTATTGCACGCACACGTCGGAATCGTAGAGCAGCTGCCGGTAGTCGGACAATACCTGTACGGTCACGCCCAATTCCACGGCCATCATCCACGTGTTACCTTCGTACACTTCCTCGGCCATGCCGTAATCCACCGGCGAGATCAACGCCAACGCGGTCTCCCTGCGGCAACGGCGCTCGCACTTCAACCCATACTGCGTGCCGCATCCCGAATCGTGGTGTTTCGCGTGGATGAGCTCATGGCAGAGGGTGCAGCGGCGCTGGAATCCGGCCAGTCGTTCGTCGAGGATGATGAGGCGGAGCGGGGCGTAGTAGATCCCGCACCTGTCTCCGGCCAGCCGACGTTCCTCCACGCGCACTCCCAACGTCTTCGCCCAGGACGTCAATGTGGCGTCGTTCACCGTCCAGTTCCGTCCAATCCCTTGGCGAACCTGTCGAAATCGCTTTCTCGTGCCGCATCCCACTTGTGGAACTCGTCGAGGGCCTTGCGTCTCATCTGCTCGTGTCCACGGTTGCCTTTGCCTTCCAGCAACGGCATGCCCGACAGGGAGATGTACTGGTCGATCAGCGTGGCGCATTCCTCCATGCTGGTGAGGGTGTGGTTCAGTACTCGTGCCTCCACGAGGTCCAGCAGACCGGTGGTGAGCGTGTTCAACGCCTTCATCTCGCGTTCGTTCAGATAGTTCTTTGCCACGGTCACGTCCGTGGACCGTGGATGTCCTTTCGGAGCGCCCTTCCAAGTAGTCAATCCCATGTTCGGCTTGCCGGCGTCCACACGATCCATGACGATTTCGGCGGCGGTCTGATGGGTGACGGCGTAGTGCATCTTGTTCTGGCAGCTGGCGAAGAAGTCCCTAGCCGTCTGCGAGTTCGGGTCATAGTCGTAGCTGACCTCGCTGAACAGGTCGGTGACCTTCTGCCAGAACCGACGCTCGCTGGTGCGGATGTCGCGGATGCGGTCGAGCAGTTCCTCGAAATAGTCGTCTCCGAACGGTCTGCCGTTCTTGAGCATGTCGTCGTTGAGGGCGAATCCCTTGACGATGTATTCGCGTAGGATGCCGGTGGCCCATTGGCGGAATTGTGTGGCCTGTCTGCTGTTGACGCGGTATCCGACGGCGATGATTGCGTCGAGATTGTAGAAAGAGATTTCTCTTGATACCTGGCGAGAACCTTCTTGTCGAACTATTCGAGATTTCCGAATGGTTGACGTCTCTGTCAGTTCGCCGGATGAGAAGATGTTTTTCAGATGCTCGTTGATGGTCGGCACGGTAACATTGAACAATTCTGCCATTTTCTGCTGTGTGAGCCAGAACGTCTCCCGCCAGTACGTGACTTCGACTGGTACGTTGCGCCCGTCCTCTTGGTAGAGGATTATCCGGCCTTCCTGTGGTTCGTCCGCCATGCTTGTCTCCTTCCGATTCCACAACCATCTTGTTGACGTTAACAAAATGGTCTGTTGTTGATGTTTCCAACGGTTTTGAACTATTCGGTTATTTCTAATAGTTCAATCCGCGTATGACGCGCGCAGACCCAGTTCCTTGGAGCTCCCGCCTTGAGCGGCTTGCTGAGCCTATCGCTCACTGCTTGGCGGTCTTCACCACTGTGGTGGTGCCCATCGCGGTGGTCTCCCAGCTGACGCCGTCCGCCTTGGTGTAGGTGAAGTCCTTGGTGGCGTCCTGCGAGCCGAGCAGGGACGCCTGCATCGCCGCGGTGTCTCCCTGGCTCGTCCACTTCCAGTCACCGGCCTTGTCCGGCGCATTGTAGGAGCCCTTCCAGTACAGGCTCTTCGTATCGCCGTTGTCGCTGACCCACTGGACGGTGATCGTGTCGGCCGTTATCTCGGCTTCCATCCAGGAATCCGTGCTGCCGGAGTTGGTCTGCTTCCATGTGCCGGTCAGATCCGCAGGCTGTTCTACCGGCTTCTTCTCTGCCGGCTTCTTCGTCGTCTGCGATTGGCTCGTGCTGCCGGCGTCGGCGGTTTTGGCGTCACTGGCGTTGCCGCATGCGCCAAGCCCGAGAATGAGCAGACCGGCGACGGCCGTTGCGATTGTCTTCCTGTACATGGTTTCCTTCTTTCCCTAGTTGATTTGCATCAAAAAAATCTAGTCTCTTGGCGTCTCCGCCTCAAGCATCTTGTTCGGATCGTCATTGGCGGCAGTGACGTAATCCTCCGGATGCGCGGCGATGCGATCCACCAGGTCATCGGTGATCTTTTGGCGCTCGCGGGCCTCGTAGGCGCGGGCGGCCTCGCTGGAGATTGACCCACAGGCTGCCGCGACCAGTGAAAGAGCGTCCGGAAGCCCAAAGAGTGGAGCGAGTCTGTCTAACTCGCTAATTGCCCAACTTCTTTTACCGAGTACTCGGTCGCTGACATAACCTTTTGATCGTCCTTCAAGAGCCTTGGAGAGGTCGGCCTGGGTAATGCCATTGGCTTCCATTGCTTGGCTGATATATTTGCAAATCACCAGATCGGTGCGTGTTGTGCTGCTATCCATAGCGATGACTGTATTCGAATTTTCGGGAAGTTACATCTTTACACCGTTCGGCGTGTCGAATTTGCCATACCGAATATTCGGGAGTACATTGAAAGCATGTTCACCGAATATCCGGTAAACGTCGAACAAAGTCCCGAATATTCGGGGAATGGAGGTGATGTGACAAGCAATGAATACGTGACACAGGCAATAAAAGTCAGGATGGCTCGACTTGGAATCACTCAATCCGACGTCGCCGACGCAGTTGGAATCAATCGGGTCGTCATGAATCGATACATGCGCAATCAACGGGAATGGCCGATTCGCGTTCTCGACAAGATTGCTCCGGCATTGAAATGGCAAGACGGTCTTGACATCTTCATTGCAGCAAATTCAGAAGAAAAAGAACCGCAATCGGCGCTCGCCAAATCATGAATCGAAAGGAGAATCCGAAATGAGCATCAACATTCCGGCCGAGACACCGGATGAATCCACGAACCCGATTTCCGTTGAGGAGTTCGAACGCCTGCACCCGGCGATGCTGGGCGCGATAAGAAAAGCCGTCCGCGAGGAACCAGCTCGAACGGTTATCGGAACAGTGGGCGACGACAGGAGGAGCCACCTGTCCAGCCTTGACCTGCGAGGAATCGGCATCGAGGTCGGACGGCAGTTGTCGGCCCGCGACATGACGACTGAAGTCATGGGCTCGATTCTCGAGCGCATCAATCAGGCCGCGGACCGACTAAGCACGGAGATACAGGAACTCCGTTCAGAACTTATCCGAGAGCACGTCGAGACAGTAGGCGGCGGATGCCATGGAAGCATCCATCGAATCGAATCCCTTGGCGAGGAGGGAAAGCCCTTGGCACAGGGCTCTCATCCTCTCGTCGGGATCGGACGTTTCAGCGGCCTTCCCGAACACGGCGCTCGCCTTCGCGAAATCGGATCCATTGCTCATATTCTCACCTCCCTTCTTTGCGTGGGTCTGCTCATTCTCCCACTCGGCAGGAAGGGCCTCAAATGAGAGTGCTTCGAAAAAGCAAGCGGCGCTCGCCGAAGAGTGAATCGAAAGGAGAATCCGAAATGAGGAAGATGAAGAGATCCGACGTTCGAGAATGGATTCCAGGTGAACCGCTCGAACGGGTCGACTTCGGCAACGGCTGCACGGGGATGGATAAGAGCATTCCGAAAGAGCCGGGGAACGCTGGCGATTTCAAGCGTCTCATCTGGAAATGCCGCACCATCGAAGCGGACGGAGGGCCATGCCTTGATGTGCTTCCATCCGAATACTGGATTGACGACGTGAAGCAGGCCGGCTATTTCGATGTGGTCACCGACGAATCAAGTTACGGCCCATGCAGCTTCGGTGATGCGTGGTTTTATCTCGCTGGCGTTGATGCGGGATGGCATCTCGCCCGCAGGAAGCGTCATTCCGGTTTGTGTGCGACCTTGCGTGGCATATTCGATTCGTTGACTCATCGCCACGAGAACGCGACTGATGCAGAACCGTTGGTTACGGCCTCGAAGCCCTCTCGCGAATCTGCCGAACACTCTTCGAGCTGCGGTTCCACGCCTCCTTCTTTATCTCGGTCAGAGATACACGAATCTTATGACTGCGCGACATGTGGGACGACCGCCACTCAATCTCGAAATCATCGGGAAGTAGCAGCACCGCATTCTCGCCGGTGAAGCCGGTATGGCAGATCTGATTCGGTCTCAACCGCTTGGCCAACAGCGGCGTATAGGGGCTTGTTCCGAACGTTGCCTGAGGTGGGATTCGGACGTCATACATCGTCAGAGGTCCAACAAGCCGGAAATACACGATGCTGTTCGACGTGGAATCAAGAAAAGGCTCCAAATCGGTTTGGGACAAATCGTCCCTACGGCGAATGGAGTGGATTTGAAACTGCTGCAGAACGTTCCACGCCAAAGACGCTCCGGCGATGATGGTCGAAGCCCAGCCTGCCGGATCCTCAAGAAAACTATTCACAAACTCGATTCTAGGGAGAATCCAATGAACAATGAAATCCAGAAGTTCGATTTCAAGGGCGCCTCATTGCGCACCCTGACCGATAAGGCGGGGGAGCCCTGGTTCGTCGCCAAGGACGTATGCGACATCCTCGGGACAGATACAAGGGACTTACACAAGATTCTTGAGTCTGATGAAATCACCAATGTGGATAGTATCCACATTGCTCAGAATGGCGGTAAAGCTCCGCTCATCATCTCCGAGCCTGGTCTTTACCGTCTTGTGATGAAGTCTCGGAAGCCGGAGGCCAAGGAGTTCCAGCGTTGGGTGACGCATGAGGTGCTGCCGTCCATTCGCAAGCACGGCGGCTATATGGCCGGCCAGGAACGGATGACACCGGAACAGATGGCGTTGGCCAGCATGCGATGGCTGCAATCCAAGGTCGACGAACAAGCCAAACAGCTCAAAGCCCAGGAAGGCAAGGTCCTGTTCGCCAACGCGGTCGAAACCGCGAGGACGTCCATCCTTGTGGGCGATTTCGCGAAGATCCTGAAAAGCAACGGCATCGACATCGGCCCACGGCGCCTGTTCGCCTGGCTCCGCGAGCATGGATGGCTCATCAAGGCCAAGGGCTCCAGTTGGAACATGCCCACACAGAAGGCGATGGACCTTCATCTGTTCGAGGTCAAGGAGACGACCATCAGCCACTCGGACGGGCACACCACGATCAACAAGACGCCGAAGATGACCGGCAAGGGGCAGACGTATTTCGCCAAACTGTTCCTCGCGAAACCAACACAGGAAGCGGGTGCGTGATGAGCGCGTGTCTTGAAATCAACAACATTCCGCAGAGAAAAGCGAAGCGTATCAGTGACTATCTCTTCGCGCATTCCGGCAAATGGATAACGGACGACCCGATCAGAGTCGAGCTCTTAGGCGACGGGAAGGCGTTCGTAATCTTCCCCGCGATTGCCGAAGTGGACTCGAGGGAATTCATGACGATGTTGGGGGATGAGTGATGATTGTTGCAACCAAGCCAAGCGCTCTTAGCGTGGTGGCGTCCATCATCTGCGCGATATCCGGAATCTGGATGTTTGCCTGTGGACTCAAATCTCTGAATCAATTCCAGATTCTTCTTGGCTGCTCCCTTCTGCTCAACGGATTGCAGATTGGCGCTAGATGGGTGATGCTGCGGGAACTGAACAGGAACTACCTGCTCATGCGCCGATCTGGGCTATGTACGGAACCGCCGCGAGAGCAAGAGCGGGAATCTGAACGATGAAATCAGCGAACATCCCACCCATGTATTTCTCCTTGATCTTCTGCCAGCGGGATTGGTCCTTGGTGTGCGATTCGGCGATGTACAAGGCTCCAAGCAGACGCTGCATGGCGTCATTGAGCTCGAACGAGCCGCAGCTCTCCCAATCGTTGACGCATCGGCGAACCTCGGTCGTGAGATTAAGCACATACGACTTCAACGCCGCTGGCATGCTCACATCCTCTTTCAGGCACTGCTCGATTTCAGAAAGGAAGCCGGAGATGTTCTCCCTGTCCTTGTCCTCCATCCGCACATCCAGCTCTACCCACCTGTCGGCGATGGTCTGCAAAGCCAGAACCGCCGCGGCATCCAACCTATCGGTCGCACCGGCCAACGTGCTGAAGTTCATACGATATCCGTTCGCGTCCTCCGAGAATGATTCCCACAAGGCTTTCCAAATACCGGGCATCTGTGATTTCGCCATGTCGAGACGTTTCACGCCACGGGCGATCAGCGTATCAAGTGTTCTTTCGGTGCTGCACATGGCCGTGTATGCGGACAGCACGTCCTTCCGGAATCCGTCGGGCTGCTGCTCGACCTCAAAAAACTGCAGTAGGTATTCGGCTGCATTCGACATTGATTCTTCTCCTAACTGTTCGGCCCGCACGTCGCATATGCGGGATGACACCGATTTTAGGAGGGGGCCGGGCGGTTCTCCTAACGCCGCCCGGCATCACATACGCAAAGGAGGCGCGTGATGGAAGACGATACGACGTTCGCTGCGCTCGCTGAGGTCCTGAAACCGATGAACACGACGAAGGACATCGCGGACCGTTGCGGCATCAAGGAGGGCACCTTGGCGTACTGGCGTGGTGCGGGAATCGGCCCGAAGTTCGTGAAGGTCGGACGGACCGTCATGTATCCGAAGGAGCCGATGATCGCCTACTTCAAGGAACACCTCTACCAGAGCACATGTGAATACGAGGGAAAGGAGTCGGCATGAAAACGATTCGCAAGGCCTGCGTGCAGGCGGTGTTCGACGAGTTCGAGACACGGGGCGAACTGGTCCACGCGTTCGCGGATGGGGATGCTAAGGCCATGAGGCCTCTCGGCCACATCGTCGGCTACGTCGACCTTGACGTCACCGGAATCGTGGATCTCATCGTCGACACGATCAACAAGGAGCTGTGATGGCACTCAGGAGAATCGACGTGGAAACGCTGCTGACGCCACCCGAACCGCCGAAGGCGAGCATCGTCATGCTTGGCATGAGCGGATACGCGGTTCGCATCAGTCCGAAAGGCGGGGCCCAACTCGTGGAACTCCTGCCCGACGGCGCCTGCACGCTCGCATCCATCACCGCGGGCGAGCTTGAGACATTCGACTACCAACTCCACAACGAAACGGGAGGCACCAGATGACCGACAACGATTTCCGTATCGAGGACCGGAAGGAACGCGAGGCGAAACGGCCGAACTATCCGCTGCGCAGGGTCAAGTTCCTGCTCGCGGTCGTCGGCCTCGTCGCCAGCGTGACGCTCATGCTCACCTGGCATGGCGGTAGCCTTGTGGGCGCGCTTGTGGTCGAGGGCGTGTATCTCGCCACCGCGTTGTGGCTGGTGGTGCGGTTCGCGTCCAGGGACGACGGCATGGAGGAGGACAGTGATGCCTAGCGGCGCGACCAGCCTCCAACTGCACGCGAAGTACGCTCCGGTCAACCGTGGCAGCATCCGCTACGGCGCATCCCGAAGCCACGGCCACCACACTTCGCCGAAGACATGGAGCCAGGAGACCGGCATCGACCTCGACCGGCTCATCCACGACGAACGCGAGTACATCACGCGGATGAGACGCCGCACCCGGCGTGACATCGACGTGAAGCCACGCATCCAACGCGTGTACGAGACGACCGTCGCACTGCAGATGGAAGGGGTGACGCCCAGCAGCCACAAGGTGGCCTCACGGCTCAACATCCCCCGGAGCACCGTGATGGGCGACGTGCACAGGCTCGCCGGCATGGGATTGCTCGTCAACGCGCGGACCCGACGCGGAGGCTTCCTCGCCACCGGCAGAACACCCGATTGGAGTGACCTGGATTGAGTCTCGAAACATTAAGCCTGCCGGAATGGCCAATGGTGTGCGAACTCACCGTGCCGGGAGACCCGCAGTCGAAAGGCCGTCCACGCGTCTACCAGGGACACGGCATCACCCCGGCGAAAACCCGGGAGGCCGAGAACCGCGTGTACTCGGAATGGCGCAACCAGTATCCCCGCCTGCCACCCTACGAAGGGCCAGTCTGCCTGACGCTCACATTCTGGACGGCCACACGGCGCGGACGCGACTGGGACAATCTGGCGAAACTGTTCACCGACGCGTTGAACGGCGTCGCCTACATGGACGACCGGCAGATCATCGAAGCCAGCGTGCACGTGCATCGTCCCGACCAGTACGTGCTTGGCACGCACGGCAGGCCACGCAAACGGAAAAGCGGCGATCCGCTCACATGGCACGGCCAGCCATACACGCCACACACACAGGCAAGCATCTATTTCAAACAGGAATACATACCCAGATAGGAGAAAACACCATGAAAAACACCAGTGAATACGTTGTGCAGACCCTCATCGACGACGAGGACATGAGCGCCGACCTCGCGAGCCTCTACCCGGCGGCCAGCAAAATCGGCGACGCAGCCGCGGCATTCATCGACAAAGCGGACCAGACCATCGAAAAGAAGGGTCTGATGGGCACGCCTGCCGGAACTGTCGCGAAATGCATCGACATTTGCCAGAACGTCGTCAAGGAAGGCGCGGCCATCAGCCGGCTCCTACGCAATCCAAGGACCTGCAACACCGTGATCATCAGCCGACGGTACGAGGAAACGAATCCCGCCACCGAAGACGACAGCATGACGCAATCGACAGTGGAGGACGTGGAATGAGCAAGCAGATGGGACACATGCCGTACTGCCGCACGTGCGGACCATTGGGGCCGGCCATGCGAACCACGCCCGCGTTCGACGTCGTGGAAACGCACCGACGCTCCTACCCGCACCACCAGACCAGCGTCATCCCCACCAAAACCAGCATCATCGTGAAAGGAACAAGCAAATGAGCGCGCAGAACCTCGAAACATTGGCCAAACGGTACGTGGAACTGAAAAGCCGCATCGCCGACCTGCAGGAAGAAGCCGACGGATTGAAAGCCGAACTCATGGAAGACCGCGAGCCCGGCGAATACGCGGCCGGACCGTTGACCGTGAAAATCCGGAAAGGCAAGCGCAACCTCGATGCCAGAGCATTCGAACGGCGCTTTCCTGTGCAACAGTACGCCGACTGCTATCGGATCCAACCGAAGGCATTGTCCGAAATCGTCAGCCAGGTCGGCGAGCCAGCATTGCGCGGGTGCGTGAAGACCGGTGCGGCAAGTCTGGTGGTCGAATGACGCGCGTTCCAATCAGCCAGGAGGCGGTCGGCCGCGCGCTCAGCAAGACGCTCGACCATTACGACAAGGCGCCCGGATTCATGGACGAAGCCTACATCATCGACACACAAGAGGCGGGGGACTTGGCGGCTTTCCTCTGGGCCCGTCTCGACGAGGAATGCGGAAGGGTGGGATATGAGCTCACAACTCGACCTTGAAACAGTCATGAACGCCAACATGGGCACCGCGCACGTCGATGCCACACCATCCGCTTCGCGGGAATCGGACGAATGGAAGGAAATCCGCCTGATCATCGAGGCGCACATCGCCAACCAGCCACGCAGCCTGCAAAAGGAGATCGGGCCAAGCGAACTCGGCACCGACTGCCTCCACTGCCTCGCCGCCAGACTCGCCGGATGGGAGAAACGCCAGTCGGCCGCATGGCTGCCATTCATCGGCACATGCGTCCACGAACGATTCGAACACCTGTTCAACAAGCGCAAGGACGAATTCACCGTCCCGGACGACGATGGAGGAGAACCATGGGCCGTGAAACGCTTCGAAGCCGAAAGACACGTCGACGTGGGCAGCATCCACGGACTCCACGGCTATCAGCTCATCCACGGCAGCATCGACCTGTACGACGCGGAAAACAACACGACCATCGACTGGAAAATCACCGGCCCCACCACAATTCGCAACGTCAAAGCCAACGGTCCAAGCCAACAATATCGCATCCAGGCGAGCCTGTACGGCATCGGATTGGAAAACGACGGCGAACCATGCAAAAAGAACGCCATCTACTTCCTGCCCAGGAACAGCGTCAGCCTGGCCGACGCACTGCCGATCGAATTCGACTTCGACCCGAAACCCGGACGGTGGGCGCTCAGCCGCGCGCAACTCATCGCCAACCTCCTCGACCTCATCGAACAAGAGGATGGAACCGAAATGCGCGACGCGTGGATACACGCTCTGCCAACCAGTCCGACCCACTGCTTCCAATGCGGCAGCTGCCCGGACGACCAGCTCGGACAACTATCCGAACTCAACGAAAACCAATATCCGGCATTGCCGGACAAATGGCGGCAGGCCATCGGCCTGCTGGAATCCACCTACAGGAAAACAGAAAGGTAAAAAACACAATGTTCGGAACGCAAAACTATGGTGGCGGATTCACTCAGCAAGGCGGAGCCAGCTACCGGCCACAACAGGCGCAGCAGCAGTCCGCCGAATCGTTAAGCCTTGACGACGTGATGCAGGGCGGCGCGCCCAGCGCGTTCAGCAAGGACGATCCGATCGGCACCAGCGTGGAAGGCGAGATCGTCGAAATCCGCGCGGAACAGCAGACCGACTTCACCACCGGCGAACCCCTCTACTATCCCAACGGCAAGCCGAAGCCGCAGGTCGTCATCCACCTGCAGACCACACTGCAAGACCCAAATCGCGTCGGAGACTCCGGCATTCGAGGCGTGTACGTAAAAGGCTACAACATCGGCCAATTGCGTCTCGCATGCCGTCAGGCTGGAGTCGGCGACCATCCGAACGTCGGAGACCACTTGAAAGCCACTTTCGCCCGCACCCAGCCCGCGAAGACCCGCGGCTACAACGACGCGAAAATCTACGACTACGTCGTCACACCGAAAAAGACGGCCGACTTGAACACCGCGATGAACGACCTGCAGGCCGCAGCCCCGCAACAGTATGCGCCGCAGCCGCAGTACGGCCAGCCAGTCACCATCGGCCAGCCCGCAGGCCTGACCATGCAGGAACGACAGCAGGCCGCCCAACTGCAGGCCGCCGGAAAAAACGTGCAGGAGATAGCCGGACTGCTCGGCAAAACGGTCGACCAGGTCGTCAACGCGCTCGGCGCGGGCAGCGGACAAGAGCCTGAATTCTAAAAAATAGGAAAACGTCCCCACCACATCCCTGCAGTGACGTCTCGCTAATCGAAAACGTCACTGCGGGGACGTGGTGGACACAGGGGGACATAGGCAAAAGTCCACCCAAAAAGGACGAAAAATCAACCATATATAGAAAAAGGACAAAAGGACAAAGTGTTTTATATATATGTCTTTTTTGTTGTTTTTTGTGTTGTGTGTATAGGGGAGTAACCGTCCCCGCAAAAAGGAGGTGAAAAATGAGAAACTACAGCAAATACTCGCCCATTCCCACTGAAGACCTGCCAGCGCAATTCGCGGGAATCTTCCACCTGCTCGCACTCACCTTCGCGCCGGCGAACGACCGCACGATCATTGCGACCATCGATGGCCGCAACCTTGAACTTATCTGCGATGGTGGCGATACTGCCACCGAACATCGCAAGAAAATCCCAGTCGTGGCCGCCGGCTATCAAAAAGCCATCTGGGAGCTCCGCGAAGGGCATCTTCGCTACTGCCCGTCACAGCAAAGGCTCTGGCGTCGAGACCCAGACACGTCCGACCATGAGGGCGAAAGGCTCATCCTCAATTCATGGCATCCCGTGAAAACCATCGAGGATGAATACCATATCGGCACGAACGCGCGCAGCAGTGAGCGTAATCCGCTCTACAGTGCGACGATTCTTCGCGAGGCGAAGCGAAGCCAATGGTTCGACCAAGTCGAACGCGGCGTGCGCTGCGACCCATGCGTGTGGGTGCGCCGTGAAGGAAGAATCGTCTGTCTGCAGGATGAGCCGGATATTGCGGTCACGCAGACATTCTCACCGGCAGGAATGGGCAATCAGGCATTGAGGGATGCGAAGCGCATTCTCGAATGGTTGACCGTCGATGAGAAGTCCTGCGCGAATCTTTGCCGAATGTTCGCGACGCCATGGCTTGAGCCATTCAAACAATTGTCATACGTACTGTCTGGTCATGGTGGTGACGGGAAAACGCTGATCGCCCGCCAGGCGATCCTTGGCGTGCTTGGAGTCGGGAAAGTGTTTCCTGGTTTCAGTGTGCAGGGCTATTGCACTGGCGGTGGCTACACTCTGGGGCGCGAGTCGATGAATGATGAGATGGACGGCAAGGCTTTCGCCATTGACGATGAGGCTTGCGCTGTCACGGAGGACATGCTGCCATTGCTGCGTGCACTCTCGACAGGCTCGCAGGTGAACGCCCGCGTCACGGGCGGCCGTTATCGTGTGATGACGCCATCGGCCACATTGCTGATTCTGACGAACATGCAGTTCGCCGATTCAGGCGAGAATTCCGATACGCGTCGTTTCATTAAGGTCGAATTCCACCAGTCGAAAGGCCGCTCGTATGACGAATATCATGCGATCGAGGGGTTCTGCCATCGACATCCCGCAGCGTTCTTCGTGCTGTCGTGCCGCTTGTGGGAGCGTTCGGATGAGCCGGAGATTGTGAATCTTAGTCCTGCTCGCACCATCAGTGACGAGATGTATTGGCTGATCAGCGAGATCGCGTCGAATGAGGAACGGTATGGCGTGCAGGTCGCGTCCAGGAACGACTATCGCAAGGAGTTTCATACGGCGGTTCCGCAGTCTTTGATGGATGTGCTTGGCTTGGGGAATTCGAAGACCAAGGCGCTGCCGGGCAGTCAATGCCGTGTGGTGCGCGTAGTCGACCAGAATCGTTTCGAAGTGTATCGCAAGGCCGCTCTCGATAACGAGACGGAGCCTGCCGACACTTGGTGGCAGACGGCATTGTCGAAGCCGAACCGCGACAGTCTTAAAACGTTGGATGATGTGGGCGACTGTCATGATCTGGCCGGCATCGTCGAATCCGCGTTGGCTGGCAATGTCGGTTTCGCGCCATGCGAGGGCAAGGCGCGAAAGACTGGTGGTCCGGTCGATGGGAAGGTGTCGCTGTCGTGGAAGCGGTTGAATCCGTCGGACGAGAGCCACACGGATTCGACTTTCATCACCGACAAGATGACTCGTTATGCCGTCATTCCGCTTGGCGACTGTTTCGTCATCGATTGTGACAAGCCTTCTGAGGCTGATGGTCCTGATGGGTGGCAGTGTCTGCAGGCGTTGGCTGGCGATTACGGTTCCCAGGCGTTGCCGGCCATGTTGGTGACCAGGACTCCGCATGGCGTGCACTTGTATTATCGCATGCCGGCAGGCATGGATGTGAGCTTGCTGAAGAACGCTGTGCATGAGCAGAATCTGCCAATTGACCTGCGTGTCAGCAACAAGGGCTATGTGATTGGTCCGGGCAGTGTCATCGATGGGAACCGGTATGAGCTGGTTGATCTGCCGGCGGGCGTGGTGCCGGAGGCGAGTGATGCGGTCATGCGCATGCTCAAGGATTTCGGATACACGAACGAGCCAAAGCAGGAGGCTCCGTCGTTGAGCCTGGACGATGTCATGGCCGATAGGCGTGCCACGTCGATTTCCAATGGCATGCCGGATATGACGCCAGTGCCGGAAGGCCAACGCAACAGCACATTGCATGCGTGGGCGTACGGAAGGCTGAAGAATCATCCGGAGAACGAACGGCAGATCCAGGCCGATCTGTTCCAGCGTGGCCGTGTGAGCGGTCTGCCGGACGGCGAACTCGACCAGATCTGGAAATCGATCAAACGAAGCCTCGGATAAGGGTAGGAATCATGATGGGAATCATCCGAAAACTTGGTGGTCTTCTCGATGAGGTGTCCGGGCTCATCCTGGGATTCGTCATGCTGATGCTTTTCGAAACAGCTTGGAAGATCACCGACCTCGTCGACTGGTGGCGGGATGAGTCGTAAACCACCATTGTGGATGCGCCGGCTCGCGCCGCCGGGCAATCCGGCGCACCTCGTGCCGGCCGTCTGCTCATGCGGACGGTGGATCTTCAGCGAACGTGACGTGGTCTGGCAGTCATGGGACGCCGGCATCATCGCCGGCGACGACCTGGTCACCGCGATCATCCTCGGCCGGCAGCTCATCCGGATCCGCCGCATCGCGCAGACGGACACGATCAGATTGGAGACGGTCGCGGGACCGCTCGGCATCAGCCCGGACGGAATGTATCTCGGCGCGCATGAATGCGGGCTCATGCCCATCAGCGTCAAACCCGCCGACATGAGCGGAAGTGAATTCCACTATTCGACCCTTGAGGGGTTCCCGACGATGCGGCCGGATCCCGACAATCCGGACCCGTGGGCGGGAATACCCGAAATGGAACTAATGTTCGATTCAGGATGGCCGAAATGCTAGAATCGCAACATATGGGCGAAAAACGGGAAGCAACCACAACATGTAGTGTGTGTGGCGGGGAGTGCCGTATCCAAGCCACGATGTGCGACAAGTGCGAGAACACTTTGAGGGGATGGATCCACGACTATCCCATCTGGATCCACGCCCTGCGCGAGTTCCTGGATTCGACGGCGCATTACGGAGGCCACCAGCCTGGACGTGTTAACCTGCCGTCCGCGCCCATGCCGATCAGACTCTCGGTCGTTGACCATCTGCAGGAGATCGAGGATGCGGTGACGGCGTTGTGGTGTCGATTGTATGCGCCGCCGGCCATGCCATGGGCCACAAGCATCGCGGTCCCGCCCATCGTCGACAAGCTCAAGGCATGCTGGTCATGCCAGCGGTTGAACCGACTGCCGGACATCGGTTTGATCTGGCATGACTGGCAGCGGTTGGCGCGCAAGACGATGAGCATCATCGACGTGCCGCCATCCAGGCACGGCATCGGCAGGTGCCTGAATCCTCTGTGCGGCGTGGAGCTGAGTGCGGAGGTTGGAGCGGTAAGCGTCGACTGTCCGGTGTGCGGCAACACTTACCGCGTGGTCGACGTGCGATTGGGGTTCCTGCGGGAGTGCATCGAATCGGGCAGGGCGTTCACGGCGGGGGAGTGCGCGGAGCTGCTGCGCGAGTGCGGGTTCCAGTGCAATGCGAACACGATTCGTTCGTGGCGCAAGCGCGGCAGGCTCCAGCCGGCCGGTGAGAACGAGAAGGGACGGCCATTGTACAGGCTTTCGGATGTGCATCGGCAGGTGCTGCGGCGCGATTCGATTTGACAAAATCGAAAGTGCAACGCAGAATTGTCAGTGGATTAGAGGGTTCAAACCGAGGTGACTTGGTTTGAACCCTCACTCATATCCGCCTTGGATTCTCCTGACTCCTTGGGTTACGTACCCGTCCTGTCCGAACGGCATATCGGACACGCTCCGCCCACTCCCGTCAGAGTGGACATACACCAATGTGGCAGGCAAGCCAATCCCGCGCTTCCGTGATGCGGTGAAGCTCAAATCGCCTGTCCATGCCTTCGTAGGAATCAGTGGTAGATCGTACCGGCCGCGAGTCTTTATTGGATTCTCTTCCTTGTGGCCGCGTGTATGCGCGGGTTCGAATCCCGCCGAAGGCACCCATGAAACAAATCCGGGGTAGGGGTATCGGCAAATCCGGGAGGGGTATTCGCAGATGATGGGGAACCCCTACAAGACACGGGAGCGGCCGTATACGGGAGCCCCTATACCGGCATTCCGGCAAGCCAACGGCGAAGATAGTCGTCGGCAAATCCACGGCACTCCGGGTCCCATACACGTGGGAGGCCACATGAGCAAGCGGCGCAACGAGCGCGTCAGCAACGGCTGGCGGCGCAGACAGCTCAGGGCAAGAGTGCTGGCCGCATACGATGTGTGCGCCATCTGCGGCAAGCCGGTCGACAAGACATTGAAGACACCACATCCGATGAGCGCCGAAGTCGACGAGCTCATACCAGTCTCACGCGGCGGCGATCCATACAGCTTCGCGAACTGCAGGCTCACGCACCGCAGATGCAACAGGATGAAGAGCGACAAGACAGACGAACACGCACGAGCGCTGCTGGCTGGCAGACAGGACGTGAAATCAAGCTCGATGCCGTTCAAAACGTTCGGCATCTGACCTCCGATGACCAGGGCAGGGATCCCGGGTACACCCCCTTCCAGTCGCCTCGGGTGCAGTGCCGATTTCTCCCCGCGGATTCAAACGTCGGAAACAGGGGGAAACAACGAAAGGTCGGAAAGCGAGGATTACGCCGATGAAGTGCGAACTCTGCGGCAAGGAATTCCAGCCTTCCGGCCACGGGCGGCCTCAGAAGTACTGTTCCAAGTCCTGCCGCCAGAAAGCCGATTATCGTCGGAAAAAGAACAGGTCCGCACAGGACCGGAACAGTAAGCCGCCCGTCAAAGCCGTGGAAACGAAACAGAAGCCGGAGCAGGATCTCGACCAGCGGAGCTTCGAACGGATGATGGACGGCAGCATGCTGGACATACTGCGAGACAACCGTGACCTGCTGCTCAAGGCCATGGCCGATCCCACGACGCCGGCGAACGCGCTGCCCGCGATCAGCCGCCAGCTCATCGCCGTATGCGACCGCATCGAATCACTCCAGGGCGGTGGCCTGACCGACCTGCTGGACGATGAGGAAGACGAGGTGACGGACGATGTCGGAGCGTCGATTGTCTGAAATCGCCAAGGTCCTCCGCCAGCCGGAAGGCATCGTCGGCAGCGAGTTCACGCGAATCAACAAAGCCGCGCGCAAGGCCGGCATCCGTTTCGATTTGTGGCAGCAGGGCTTCTTGTGGCTTCTGTTCGCCAAGAACGCGGAAGGCAAGTATGCGTGTGGCGCGGACGGCGCCGTGCTGTCCAGCTGCAGGCAGATCGGCAAGACCTTCACCGTCGGCACCGCGTTGTTCCTCAAGGCGATACTCACACCGAACCTGAAAGCCATCTGGACCGCCCACCATACGCGCACCAGCGACGAGACATTCGCGGACATGTGCGAGATGGAGCACAATCCAGTGCTCGGCCGGTACGTGGAACGCATCCGCAGAGCAAACGGCCAACAGGAGATCACGTTCACGTCCGGCAGCCGCATCATGTTCGGCGCCCGCGAAAACGGCTTCGGCCGAGGATTGCACAGCGTGGACGTGGCCGTGTTCGACGAAGCGCAGATCCTCACAGTGCGCGCGATGGACAACATGATTCCGGTTTTGAACACGAGTCCTAACCCCCTGGTCGTGTATATGGGCAATCCACCCAAGCCGGGAGACCAGTGCGAGGCGTTCACGGAGAAACGCATGCACGCGCTGAACCATGACGGAAACCTCCTCTACGTGGAGCTCGCCGCCGACAAGGACGCGGATTCGGACGACCGCGAACAGTGGGCTAAAGCGAATCCCAGCTATCCGAAACGTACAAGCGAACAGGCAATCATGCGCATGCGCAACAACCTGTCGGACGATTCATTCCGTCGTGAGGCGCTTGGCATATGGGACGAGACCGCCACCGCATACGCCATCAGCCCCGACCTGTGGAAGGCCGCGGCCATCGACGACGTGCCTGATGGGGGAACCGTGAGCTTCGGCATCGACATGCCTCCGGACAGGAGCGTGCTGACCATCGGAGCGGCGCTACGGTACGCGGACGGTTCGGCCATCGTCCAGATGGCGAACATCAAGGACGCGCGGCAGGCGGGAACCATGTGGGCCGTGGACTGGCTCGCCGAACATTGGCCGAAGACCGCCAGCGTGGTCATCGACGCGCAGTCGCCCGCCATGAGCCTGCTGCCGGAACTGAAGAAAGCGCATGTGAAGGTCACGGTCACGAACATGCAGGAGATGGGCCGAGCATGCGGCCGGTTCCTCGACATGCTCAAAGCCGGAACGCTCAAGCACCCGCGGGACGAATACCAGCCGCAGCTGGCCGCGGCCGTCAAGGGTGCGACCACGCGTCCATTGGGACAGTCCGGCGCGATCGCTTGGAACAAACTCGGCAGTGACATCGACATAACCCCGCTCGTATCCACCACACTCGCCCTGTACGGGGCGTGCACGACGAAGCGACATCCGGGAAGACGACAGATCATCGGAGGAATCTAAATGAGCGACATCCAGACAACGGCAGCGCCGGACGGGTGGAAACCTACGGGAGGAGCCGGAACGGTGCCGAAACTCGTCGTGCCGACGCACATCGACGGACTCTCCGGTGAGGAGAACGCGTTGCTGCGTGAACTCGCCGAGGTGTGGACGCGCCATGCGAGCCGCAACCGAACACTCACCGCTTACTACGAGGCCAAGGAGCCACTGGTTGATTTTGGACTGACTGTGCCGAAGTCCATCAAGGATCATTACACGCCGCTTGGGTGGGCGCGCAAGGCTGTGGATATGCTCGCTGAGCTTTGCGTGTTCGAGGGATTCGTCTCGCCGGGCGTGGACGACCCGTTCGAACTGCAGGACTTCATGAGCCGCATCGGATTCACTAGCGTTCTGCAGCAGGCCATCCAGACTGCGCTCATTCACGGCTGTTCGTTCCTCAGCGTTGTCCAGGACTTCGAAGGAAGACCGCTCATCCGCACGCATACCGCGGAAAGCTCGGCCGCCGTCTGGGATTACCCTAACCGGCGGGTCAGGGCGTGCATGGCCATCACCGACGTTGACGACAACAATGAGGCCACCGGACTCGTGCTCTACATGCCCGACCGCAACATCAGCGTGCAGCGCCGTCTCGGCTACTGGTGGCGCGTGGACGATGAGCAACCCACCATCGACAACGAGTGCAGTGTGTTCCGCCTCGCCTACAAGGCTACCGAGGTCAAACCGTTCGGACGCTCCCGCATCAGCCGGGACGCTATGGCCATCATCGACGGTGCGAACCGCACCATCGTGCGCGCCGAAGCGAATGCCGAATTCTACGCTTTCCCAAAAATCCTGCTGACAGGCACTTCCGAAGAACTCGCCTCGTTGGGCACGGACGACGCGTTAAAGCTTTATATGGGTCGCTACAACATGATCAGCAAGGACATCGACGGGCAGTCCCCGACCGTGACGCAACTGGCCGCGTCCAGCATGGACCCGCACTTGACGATGCTGAAAAGTTGGGCGGCGATGTTCGCCAGCGCGATGAACATTCCCGCCAGCTCGCTCGGCATCGTGTCCGACGCGAATCCGACATCCGCCGACGCGACCGAGGCGCAGCGCGAGGACCTGATTATCGAGGCGCGCCATTGCGACCGGGATTTCGGTGAATCGATCCTGCAGGCAGCCCGTCTTGGGGCACGGATGCAGGATCCATCCGTGCCCGACGAGGAGCTGATGAAACTGCAGGTCGACTGGAAGAACCCGAACACGCCGTCGAGCTCCATGAGCGCCGACGCATTCAGCAAGCTCGCTGGAAGCATCGACTCGTTCGCCAACAGCGAGGTCGGCATGACACGCGCCGGATTGAGCCGAAGCGAGATCGTCCGGCTGAAGGCCGACCAGCGCAAGGCCCAGGCCGGTCAGGTACTCGATCAGATTCGAGGCATGCGCCAACAGACGGAGCAGCAGACCGATACGGCGGCGAGGGAAGGCGGTATGAATGAGCCCGAACAGTCTGAACCTGCCGCCGGAACGACGCAGAAGGCTTGAACTCGACCTCAATGATTTGTACGAGGATTACACGGACACCATGAGCCGCCTGCAGAAGGAGGCCGGCAACAGTGTCTCGGGCCTCGTCTGGGACGGTGAAAGCCAGGAGCTCATCAAAGCGGAGATCAACCGGTATGCCGACGCCGCCAGCAGGCTCGCATCCGACTACTACGGCCACGTACGCGACCTGTGGGCGCAGTACGGCGGAATCGATATGCCGGAATACGAGCCGCCTTCCATCACCGCCGACCGCGCGGTCTGGCAGATGGAAGGCGGTTTCAACAACACTGACTTCATGGGATTGCACTACAAGGATGTCATTCCAGATGAAAACGGAGCCGTTCACAACAACGCCGGAAGAACCATCGACGACCTGTGGCCCACGTTCGCTGACGAGGAGCAGGCGCTGGAATACGTGCAGAATCTGATTCAGACCGTCGGGCGGCTGACCATGCAGAGGGCTGTGGCCAACGATCCCACCAAGCCTCGCTGGGCGCGTGTGCCGCGAGGGGCTAAGACATGCGCGTTCTGCCTTATGCTCGCCTCGCGTGGCTTCGCCTACCTGAGCGAGGACACCGCCGGACGGCAGATGCAATACCATACGGACTGCGACTGCGACATCGTGCCAAGCTGGGGCAGCAGCAAACTCAAAGGATACGATCCGGACAAGTATCGTGAAATGTACCAGGCAGCCAAGGCTGCGGCCGGCGATGACGGCGACTGGCGTGACACGCTAGCCCAATTGAGACGCATCTATCACGATGAGGTCAATGATGGTGTGACTGCCCAACCGACGATTCGATGGAGCGGCAAATCGATTCCAATCAGCGCTTCCGAACTATCGAGATTGTCGGATTATAGCGTCAGGATGCCTGGAGATAGATTCTCCAACGACGAGAAGATCGCGGCTTTGATGGATTGGACCGGAGACAGCTACAAAAGTATCAACGGCTACCTGTTCGGCGGACGAAACCCGTCGAAAGACGTCATCCATCAGGTCGAATGCATCGACGAAGCGATATCCGACCATATCACCCGAGAACGTTTCACGGTCGACAGGCAGATGCGGTTGTCGACGTTCCACGTCAACGACATGGAGTCGCTTTTCGATTTGAATACCGGTCGCACCTTCGAACACATCGGCTACATGGCCACCAGCATCAAGGAGGGAGGCATTGACGTTGATGGGGAAGACCGCATCGCCACAAGAATCCTGGTACCGCCGGGAAGCGCCGGCGTGTATGTGGAGCCGATCACTCAGCATCCGGGAGAATACGAAATTCTTCTGCCGAGAGGAAGGGCTCTTCGTTTCGAAGGGCTTGGAGCATCCGACGGCAGACCGATCGTTTATCTGAGACTGCTATGATTGAGCCTATGGATCGTTCCGACCGTTTCACGTTTATGCCCGGTGATTTGAAGGAAGTCACCGATGAGCGCCATCTTGCGGAAATCAAACGCAAGTATGGCGATATCTCCATGCCACAGGACGAATATGAATGGGTCAGGAACGAAGGAAAGAAGCGCTGGTCCGTCGGCGACTATGTGTCGACCGACGAGCTGCGGTCCGAATACGCGCGAAGAAAAGCGCTGGGAAATCTCTGAATCCCAGAAAGCCATCACGTCGAAACGTGATGGCTTTTCTTTTACCTTTCACACCCCAGCGATGGGGCGGGGCGCAGCCATGCGCGAAACCAACAAGAATGGCCGTCAACTCGCCGGCGTCAGGCGTGGAAACCAAGAACAAGCAAAGGAGCCACCAACCATGGCAGAAGAAAACCAGACCGGCGCGGACGGCCAACAGGAGCCGGAACAGCACTCTCCGGCCCCAAAGGACGTGAACAACGCGAAGCTGAGGACCTTCACCCAGGAGGAAGTCGACCGCATAATCAACGAGCGTCTCGGCAGGGAACGCGGCAGGAAAAGCGACTACGAGGAGCTCAAGGAGAAGGCCGGACAGACTGCCGACCTCGAATCGAAACTCTCCAAGGCGCTCGAGGAGAACGAGAAGCTCAAAAGCGAAGCCAAACAGGCCGAACACGAGAAGGAGCTCTCCACGATACGCGCCAACGTCGCGGCCAAACACGGCATCACCGACCCGAGCGTCCTCGCGGGCGACGACGAGAAGCAGATTGGCGAATACGCCGAGAAACTTATGAAGGTGTTCGCCGACATGCGTTCCCGCGGCACGGTTGCGGACCAGAGCGCCCGCACCGGACAGGCCAAGGCTAAACATTCCAGCCGCGAGGACTTCGTCAACGCCATGAGCAACACGCTCCTGTGAGCCAACCAGCAAAACAACATTCATTTGAAAGGACAAACCATGACAGATCCGTCCATGACCCGAAAAAGCAACGGTCTAGACCTCACCCCTGAAACCCAGGCGGAGATCTTGCAGACCGCAAAATACAAGAGCGCGTTCATGCAGCTCGTGCCGGAGATGAAACTGCCCGGCAACGGTGCTCGCGTGCCGATCATCATCGGCGACCCGGAGGCCGCATGGGTCAATGAGGGTGCGGAGAAGCCGAAGAGCGGCGTCACCTTCGGCAAGAAGGACATGCTGCCGTACACCATCGCGGTCATCATGCCGTTCTCCAACCAGTTCCGCCGAGACTTCGGCGCTCTCTACGACCAAGTGGTCGCGAAGGGTCCGGGAGCCATCGCCCGCACGTTTGACAAGACCATCATGGGTCTCGTCGACGCTCCGGGTGCGGACTTCGACACCCTGAAGAGCGCGCAGACCGTCAGCATCGGCAAGGACGTGTGGAAGAACCTGAACAAAGCCGACGACCTCGTGTCCGAAGCGGATGGAACCGTGGACGGTTGGGCGTTGAGCACCCAGGGTCGCAGTGTGCTCCGGCAGGCGACCGACAACAACGGACGCCCCCTGTTCCTCAACGGCACCGCCGCCTCCGACGTGAGCACCGTGCTCGGCAACCGCACCTACATCAGCAAGGGCGTTCACGTGCCCGCCGTATCCGAGACACCGGGACCGGCCAAGGCAGAGATCCTCGGCGTGTGCGGCGAATTCTCCTCCGCCGCATGGGGTTCCGTCGAAGGAATGCAGACCAGCATCTCCGACCAGGCGTCCATCACCATCGACGGCAAGCAGGTCAACCTGTGGGAGCACAACATGTTCGCCGTGCGAATCGAAATCGAGGTCGGCTTCCGTATCCGCGACATCAACCGCTTCGTCCTGCTCACCGCCTGACGGAGTCCGACATGACTGTCGAACCAGACGTGTTCGCCACCTCCGTCGACCTCGAACAGAGGTGGCACAAACTCACCGACGAGGAACGTGAGAAGGCCGACACGCATCTCGCGGACGTGACCGACTACATCAAGGAACGCTCGCCCATCTGGCAACGTCTCCAAAAAGAACGGCCACGCCTGCTGACGAAGATCACCTGCGACATCGTCCGCAGGATCATGCAGGCCGACCCGTACGACATTCCCGGCGGCATCACGCAGATGAACCAGACCACCGGCAGCTTCAGCGAACAATACAGTTTCGGAGCGCCCACCGGCGATCTCTGGCTGCGCGACGACGAGAAACGCATCCTTGGCATCAACGCTCAGCGCGCGTTCAGCGTCGACATGGCAACGGGGGAGACGTCCTAGTGGAAACCATCGAAGTGTGGCGCGGCCAGTCCACCACCGACACGGACGGCAACCCCATCCAGGGCAAACCCGCCCGCGTCGGCACGTTCCAGGCGATGGTCGCGCCAACCTCCACCACCGACCAGACCGAGGAGAACGCCAGCCCGCAGACCATCGAATACACGATCCACATCCGCGGTAGCCAGCCGACAGGCATCCAAGCCACCGACCTGATCAAAGTCAGAGGCATCCTCCTGCCCGTCAAAGGCGAACCGCAAGTGTGGAACAACATCCACGGACGCCACATCGGCGACGTCATCACCGTAGGCGAACGGAAAGGATAAGCATGGCCAAACGATGCAGATTCGTATTCAACCGCAAGGCATTCAGCCAACAGGTGCTGAAGAACGAGACGCTGCGCTCGCGCATGCGTGACTCGGCCAACGAGGCCGTCACCGACAGCCGGTGCATGGTCCGCGACCATGACGGCAAGAACCGTAGCGGCGTGGCGATCATCTGCCCGGCACCGGTGGAGAAGGCGCACGGCACGCTGGAGGACACGCTCGGAAGGATGCGCGTATGAGCATCCCGGTCACTCCCCGGCGCACGGAGCCGCTGCTCCTGCCCAAACTGAGGACACTGTTCCCGGACGTGACGTTCGACACCATCGAACGAAGCGACCTCGAACCGCCCTTCACCGAAGCCACTCTGGCCGACTCCATGCAGGGCATGAGCACTCCAATCTCGCAGTACGTGCGGCTGCGGTTGAGCGTGCGATGCATGAGAGAGGACCATACGGGCGACTGGGACAAGGCCGCACGCCTGTGGGCCGACATCGCGAGGGAGATCATCGGGCTTGGAACCGTCGCGCCGCTCATCGACGCGTCACTCGAATCCGGGCCGGTACGCATGACTGACGAGGACAAGAGGCTGGTGTGCGCGTACGGCGTGCTCCTGCTCGAGGTCACCGTCAACTGAAACACAACCAAAGACAACGTGCCGCCACACGCGAAGAACGGAAAGGTGCAGACGAATGTCTGACAACAATGAAAAAACCACCGTCGCCGCGCAGGGCGCGACCGACTACGGGTACGTGTCCAGCGGCAACACCGCAGGCAACGTGCGCCTGATCAAGAACTACGCGCTGTTCCTGTTCCCAAAGGGCGACAGCACGTTCGTGGCTCCGACCGGAGTGGCCTGGACCCCGCCGGCAAGCAAGAAGCCGATCGGCTACTCCACGGAGGACGGCGCCGTACTGCATCCGGAACCGGGCGACAGCACCGACTACAAGGCCCACAACGGCGACATCGTCCTGTCCGACACGGATCCGGGCTACTGGACCCTCCAACTGGCCGCCATGGAAGGCCGCAAGGATGTCGTGTCCGCCTACTTCGACGTGGACGTCGATTCGGACGGCGGCATCAGCATCAAGGGCGCCGGCCTGAAGAAGGAGTGGATCCTCGTATTGGTCGCGCTCGACCAGCAGGACCGTCCGTTCCTCCTGTACGGCACCAACGCGAAGGTGTCCGACCGTGACGACGTGAGCCTGAAGTCCAGCGAGATCATGAACTTCAGCATGACGTTCAAGATGCTCAAGGGCACTAACGGCGAACAGTTCCACGCATGGGGCCTCGTCACCGAAGACGCCAAGTGACCCATCGATTCTTCCCCCGGCGGCGGCGGGGGGGGCGCGGC